GTCAGTTTGCCCGTGTTGTACGCGTCGGCTCCGACGTAGGTCATGCGGGCGATCGGCTTGGCTCCGGAGGTGTCGAGTGCGTCGAGACGGAACGTCGAGTTGGCGCCGAAGAGGAGTTCTCCCTCGCCGCCTGCGAGCCCGACGGCGTGCGATCCCGCCGGGACTGAGATGTGGATCTCCATCCCGCCCTTGCCGCTCTTGGTCGTGGCGAAGCCCTGTCCGACGGATCGGACGAGCGAGGTCGAGACGAAGGCTCGGTCCGTGAACGTCTCGCCGATGGCCATCTTCTTGACGTTGGCGATCGCCTTAGGCGACGTGATCCCTCGGAAGACCACGGCCTCCTTGTCGATGGTGTTCTTGTCGATGGCGCTCTGGATGGCGTCGATCTCTTCGTCGTCGCCCGTGCCGGCCTCCAGTTGGCCGTTGCGCATCATCTCGTTCGTGGCCTTGTAGCCCATGTCGCTGTACTCGGAGAGAGCGGCCTCTTCGAGGTCGTCGACGCCTCGGGCGTCGAGCGTGGCCAGTCCCTCGATCGCACTGGGCACGACTCCGGTGCAGTGGTCGTCTTGCCACGCCGTCGCTGTCTTGCACGCTCGGCTCTGCGACGAGCCCGGTGCCATCTGCCAGTCCTCCGGCGTGTAGCCACCCTCGCCGAACTCACCGTTCTCTGCTCGTGGCTGATCCGGGTTGTACGCCTTGGCTGCGGCATTGCCAGCGCCCACTTGATCGTCATCGATTGAGATCGAGGTGTCGCTTGGCCTATTACGGAAGGCACCGAACAACGGTGACTTGTAGTTGGGATCGAAGTCTTTAGGGAATGCTGTTGTCACTTCGCCACCTTGATCCAGATTTGGTATCCGCTGCGAGGCTTTGGCTCTCCCCACATACTCGCCCTGACCGATGTCTCGAATGTGTCAATCTTGACGACCTCGTATCGCCCTGCCACAACAGACTCTGGCTCGCCCGGATACGGCGACTCTAGTTCTAGCGCCATCGTGCCGCCGTTCCTTGGAGACAAGCCGACAAAGATGATCGGATGCTCGCCTTCAGCCCATTGAGCGTCTGTGTAGCGCAGAGCAAGATCGACCTGCGGCGTGAATGACGAGGCAGGCATGTCGAATGTAGTGCCAACCTTGAACTGATCGAGAACCGCTTGCGGGTCGCTGACTCCGATACCTCGGTAAAGTTCTTCATTGGCGATCGAGCCTCGACGCTCAACGGCGTCGGTCATGACTCGCATGTTCTCCTCGCTCACCGTGCCGCCGGCATTCGGTCCTCGCCTGAACCAAGAGTTCAGCGCTGCATCGAACCTCGCTTGATCGTCGTTGGACCATTCTCGAGAGTTGCCGTTTCCGTCCCCGAACCGACCGTCCGGATCACGAGGGTGCTCGGCCTCTGACCAGTCGGCCTTCCAGATGATCTGCTCTCGACCGAAGCCTTCGCTCTTCCACTGAATGGTCACGGCTGCTGCTTATTGGTTACGAGCGACGATCGACTCAGCCCATGCGTAGCCGGCGTCGCCTCCCCATGCGTCCCATGCGACTCGCCCGGCGCTCGGGTAGCCGTCCTCGCCCGCCTCGAAGCCTTCGGCCTTCTGGTCGGGCTGGTGTCGGTCGAAGTACGCCTTCATGCGCTTGATCGTATCAAGGGAGACGACGTGGCCGGCGGCGAGATCGCTCGCTCGCTTGCGCCCGGTGTCGGTAAAGCCGTCGCCCTGCTTGCCTTCCTTGAGCCAGCCGAGTGCTCGCTGTGCGGCGGCTTGGACGGTCTGCGGAGGAGCGAAGGTGTCGTCGAGCGCCTTCTTGCCTTCGCTCCCGGCGGGTCCGCCGACGGCGTCGATGTGCCGCAACTGACAGAAGCCTTCCGGGTTCTCCATGTACTTACCGGCGATCGCTACGCAGGCGTCGAAGTCACCCTCGGATCCCCACTCGATCGCTCCGTCTGCTCCGTCGTTGTACCACTCGATGAGCGCTTCGGCGTCGCCGGCCTCCTTGGCGAAGCGGTGGACTCCGAACTCGGCGAGGTCGAGAGCCTTAGTCGTGTTGACGCCGAAGACGTGAAGTGGCATCGAGCGGATGTGATCGGTGACGGCGGGGTTCCCGGTGATGTCGTCGAGAGCGAACCACGCCGAGGCGTCGCCGTTGCCCTTGACCGTTCCGGCGGGGAGCGCCGACTCCAGCGGTATCTGCCAGACGAAGCCGGCGTACGAGTTGTCCGGCGAAGTCCAGCGTCCGATCAGTTCCCCGTCAGGGATCCCGACTCCGGTCTCCTCGGTCCACTCTCGTGCGGCGGTCTCCGGGGGAGTCTCCCCGGGCTCGGCCTTGCCGCCGGGGAACTCCCACTTGCCGCCGTTGTGCTGGTGGTCGAGGGAGCGCTGGCGCATGAACACTCGCCCGGTGTCGGCGGCGATGACGGCGATGCCGGCCTTGGTGGCAGCGATTGTGAGCGGAGCCGACACGGCGGCCTTGATGACGTCGAGATCTCCCGAGGCTCCGGCCTCGTTCAGTCGAGCGGCGTCGACGTGGCTGACGTGCTCGAAGACGAAGGGGCGCCATGAGCCTCGCTGGATACGAGCCTTAGCGAACTTGACGAACGAGGCGAGTTCTTTCTGAGCCTCGGGCTGTCGGGCGTCGTCCTTCGGCGTGACGGCGACTCGGGGCTCACGCTTGGGTGCCTGCTTCGGTCCGGCGGGAGGAGTCGTCGATCCAGACGTTCCAGCAGGTCCAACGCTTGCTCCAGAGTCTCCTTGACTCGATCCATCTCCGCTAGGAACTGGCTGGCGTCCGCCTTCAGCGTCGCCTTGATCTCCTGATCCATCGTCCTCCTTCGTCGACGCCTCGGGTGCCGTGGCCGGCGCTCCCGGGGCTGCGGGCGCTCCGGCTGGAGCGGCCTGCTGAGCCTGCTGCTGAGCGAACTGGCCGGCGAGGAACGAGACTCCCTGTCCGGTCGTGACGCCGAGTTGGTCTGCCTCAGGTTCGTCGACGAGCGGGATGCCTCGCTCGGCTCGGATCTCATTACGGGTCCGGATGCCGGACGAGACGTCGCTGGCGTCGGCCTGCGCACGCTGCACGTTGTCGTCGTCGTCGCTGCCTCCGGTCGCCGTGATCGTCAACTCCGGACCGACGCCGAGGAACCGACGTGCCATGTCGTTGATGCAGTCGATCAGGAAGTTGCGCATGGCGTCCGTGGCGAACGCTTCGCTGGCGTCCGTCTGGCCCTTGATGTTCGAGGCTCCTCCGCCGAGCGAGGCTGGCGCCTTGATCCCGAGTTGGCCGGACGGGATCCCGAACTTCGACCCGATCTGCATGATGAGCCACTCGTCGTAGGTGTTCTTGTACATCTCGTCCATCTGGCGCATCTCTTGCGCCTTCATCCCCGGGCGCAGCATGAACATCTGCTGGCGGCGCTGAGTCTGACCGGAGAGACGGTCGTTCATAATCTGCTCGTAGTAGGCGAGTTGCTCCGGGGTCCACGTCTCGGTCCCGGAGGTCTCCATGAACAGGCGAGGAGTCGCTCCGTGCGTGTACTCGGAGTGGAGCCACGCCTGCCGCTGCATGTAGAGGGTGGCGATGTTGACGCACTCCTCGACCTGCGAGTAGCCGTAGATCGACGACGGGTGCGGACGTCGGATGTAGTAGGCGAGTTGGTCCTGCTGATAGCCGTTCGGGACCTTGCCGTTGCCGTCCATGTCCTCGGCGGTGTACTCGCCACGAGGGAAGCCGTAGAGGATCTGCTGGAACGCCGGAGCCGGCGGTCGAGGAATGAAGCCTTGGTTGTCGAGGAGGATCTTGATCGTGCTCGTGTCGATCGTCGAGAGCGACTCCAACTCCCCGCCGAGGTTGTACTGCGGGTAGATCACGATCCCGTCGTAGACGAGGTGCGAGTAGATGATGTCGGTGAGCCACTGCGAGAACGTGAAGCCCATCCGGCGATCCGGGTAGTCGAAGAACGACTGGACCCGGTGGAGTTCGTCGCCGTACTTGTCCCGAGCCATCTGTCCGGCCTTGGCCGTGTTCGTGACTCCGGACTCCGCCATGATCTGCTGGAGGATCATCGGACTAAATCCCCACGACCAGTTGAGCCCAACGATGGCGTCTTGGACGATCTGGATGCAACGTTGGACGACGTCGACGTCGTCGGCGATGCCCTTGAGGACGCTCCACGGGATCCGGCGGTCGATGAGTTGCAGGTTGGCGCTGACGAGGTACTGCGTACGCCGGGGGAGCGCTCGACCCTCGGGTCCGAGAGCGTCGAGAGGATCCGGGATGAGCGGGTAGCCCGGACCGAACAGCGAGTTGAAGTTCTGGTCTCCTCGGGGGAGCGGGTTGAAAGCGTCGCCGTAGCCTCCGGTCTGAGTGAACGGACTCGACGGGTTCGAGGTCCCTCGCTGAGCGAGTGCGTACGTGGCGCCGCTCGACGCCTGCGACTGCGCCGCCGCCTGAGCCATCGCCGGGGACATGGCTTTCTCGACGCCAGCCTCGACGGCTGCGGCGATCTCTGCCTGACGACGCTCTCGCCGCTTCCCGAGGATGGGAACTGCCATCGTGTCTCCCTCCTACGGGCTCTGTCGTGGCTCAGGGTCTAGCACGTCGGACGACGGGCTCTCAATGGACCGGGTTAGACCTTCGTCACCCTACAGCCTCGATCGACCCGATGCAACGATGGCCGATCAGGCGCAGGGCTCTCCCTCGCAGCACGATGACTTGAAGCCGCACGCCGGGCAGCGCCACCTTCTAGCGACCGGGTCGTACTCGGCTCCGCACATCTCGCACTCGATCATCGTCCCGGGAGCCGGAACGGACTCCACGTCTGCGGACCGTACTGCTGGATGGCGTCCATAACGGAGGCGTTGAAGTCACTCGGAGGCGGGATCGGGACATCGAGACCTGATGCCGGCCCGAACGCAGGAGAAGTGACTTTAGAACCCTCTCCGTCGCCTCCTG